CAGAGGAGTTTTATGATGAGAAAGATACAGAGGCTTGTGGTACTATAAGCTATTTACTTTGGGGAGGGTTAGCCGCTAAGAGATGGGCAGAGTCTAAATTAAAAGAATTCGAGAATGAATAATAAAAAATATATCCCTAGTTGGTCTAGTCCTAAAGGAGGTAAAAGAGGATGTCTATGTATCGATAAGGATATCTATGATGTTAAGTGCTGTAATGGAGATTTAAGAGAGCAAGGTATTGGTCCTATTCAGAGACAGGCAGATTATCTATTAACTGAGAATAAAGAAACGATATTAACTGAAAATTATAATGATATAACACTATGAGTAAAAGAATAAGCGAGCTACCATTAGCTAGTAGTATTACAGGGACAGAGGTATTGCCTATAGTACAGGGAGGAGTAACTAAAAAAATAGCTATTAATACTATATCCGGTGCTAACTTTGGATGGGGTAGATATGATGATACACAATATACAGCGGGTAGTCCTTATACGTTTACTTCTGCTCCCTTTACAGTACCTAATAATGCAGGTAATATAATTGATAATACAGACTTTACTTTCTATTCTAGTAATGAATTAAGAGCAGAGAATATAGATGATGTATATATTATTACTATTGCCTTTAAAGCTCAGATTAGTAATGGTAATGGATATATGGATTTATATTTAGAGAGTGGTAATGGTACTCCTTATGATAGAGTTAGAGATACGATTACTTTCCCTAAGGGTGCTAATCAAGATCATACGTTTGCTAAGACCTTTCAATTTTATGCTGATGAGTTTGTAGTTGCTAATGGATTATCGGTTAAAATGGATGCATCTCACAATGGACACGTTCACGATGTTATCTATTTTATTCAGCGTACACTAAAGTATTAAAAATGCAAAATTTAAGTTATTAACGTTATATTGATAAATTAATTATTTTATGAAGCCAAGTGAATTATTAAAAAACATTCAGACTCTATTAAGTGCTAAGATTGAATTAGCTCAAGAGAAATTGATGGATGGTATGATCCTAGAGGCTGAGAGCTTTGAGCCAGGTATGCCTGTTTACATTGTAACAGAAAACGGACCGGAGCCTTTAGAAAAAGGAGAGTACAAGCTAGAAAACGGTAAAACGTTAGTAGTAGCTGAGGATGGTATTATCGACCTTATCGCTGAGGTAGAGGTAGAAAAAGAAATTGAGATCGAGGCAGCTGCTGTAGAAGTAGTAGAGGAAGAGCCTGTAGTAGAAGAGGTTAAAGAGGAAGTAATGGAAGAGGCACCATTAAGTCAACAGGAGATTATCGATGCTGTTATTAGCGTTGTAGCTCCAATGTTAGAGGAGATGAGAGCTCAGTTAGAGGATGTTAAAATGAAAATTGAGACAGCTAAAGAAACTAAAATGAGCAAAGTAGTTCATACTCCAGAAGTTAAACAAACTGCTACTAAATTATCAAACAACAAAAAGAATAACGTATTAGAAACTATTTTTGAAAAATTAAATTAATTAAACAATGAGCAACTTAACAAGACAAAACTTTTCAGAGCCTGCAATTACTTCAACTTATGCAGGTGAATTCGCAGGAAAATATATCGCTGCGGGTGTATTATCAGCTCCTACTTTAAAAGAGGAGGGTATTACAATTATGCCGAATGTAAAATTCAAATCAGTATTAAAAAAATTAGCTAATGTAATTACTATTGCAGATGCTACTTGTGATTATACCGATACTGCTGATGTAACGTTAACAGAGAAAGTATTAGAAGTAACTGAGAAACAAGTTAACTTAACTTTATGTAAAACTCCTTTCGAGGAAGATTGGCAAGCTGTTTCTATGGGCTACTCTTCATTTGATACATTACCTCAAACTTTTACTGATTTCTTTATTGCTAATATGTTAGAGCAAGTATCTTATGCTACTGAAACTACTGTATGGAATAGCTTAATCTCTCAAGCGATTGCTGATGGTGCTGATGATTCATTGAATCCTGGTGCTTTAACTGCTGCTAATATCATTGATACTTTAGGAGATGCTTTAGATTTATTGCCATCTAACGTATATGGTAAAGAGGACTTAACTTTCTATATGGGATTTGATGCTTATAAGGCTTATGTAAGAGCTTTAGGTGGATTTGCTGCTAATGGAGTAGGTGCTAATGGTGTTGATGGTAAAGGTACAATGTGGTACAATGGAATTCAGAGCTTAACTTTTGATGGTGTTAAAATCTTCGTTTCTGGAGAGTTGACTAGCAAAGTAGTTTTAGCTAGAAAATCTAACTTGTATTTCGGAATTGGACTTTTAGATAACTTAAACGAGGTTAGAGTATTAGATATGGCTCCGCTTGACGGATCTAAAAATGTGAGATTTGTAATGAGATGGTCTCAAGGTACGCAAGTAGGTTTCGGTAACGAGATTGTATTAGTTAACTGCGACTAATTATATAGGGGAGGGTAACTCCTCCCTTTTTTTTTAACTTTAATACATAAAAATATATGCTTTGTGGAATTTCAACCGGGAGGTTATTAGCGTGTAAAGACAACGTTGGCGGAATTAGAAATATCTATTTTGCTGACTATGGTACGCTTGGAGCCCTTACAATTTCTGGAGGAGAGTTAACTGCTATTGCAGGTACTCCTGAGATCTTTAGATATGAAGTTAGAGGAGCTAATAATTTAGAGGTAACCGTTACTCAGTCTGCTGATAATGGTACTACTTATTATGAGCAAGCCCTTAACGTTACATTAAATAAATTAGATGCTGATACTACTGAGGCTTTAAATAATATTATTATCGGTAGACCTCACGTTTTCGTAGAGGATAACAACGGAAAATTTTATTCGGTAGGTGTTACTAGAGGATGTGATACTACAGGTGGAACATTCGCTACAGGAGCAGCTTTTGGAGACCTATCAGGTTATACCCTAGCCTTGACAGCGTCTGAGCCATTTTTCCCATACCAGGTAACTAGTACTATTATTAGTGCTAATTTAGAGAATGTTAATATTGATCCTGCATAATAAGGATTAAATAATATAAGAGAGAGGGTAGCTTAATTGCTATCCTTTTTTTTTGTGCAAAAAATAAAATAATAACGTTATATGTATATGATAGTATTGAATGAAACAATAGAGGAGCAAACTTTTATATGCATACCTAGAGCTTATGAGACTAATGTCTTATTAGTTTTAGAGAATGAGACTACTAATGGTAAGACTAATATTATTCCTGGAGTAGATATAGTAGATGATAATTATTATATCAGTGCTGTATTTGATTTAAAAGAAGATAATTTTTATAATATTACTATCTCTTATGGGGATGATGTTATATTTAAGGATAAGGTATTCTGTACTAATCAGGTGGTCTATGATATAAACAAAAATGTTTACACTAGTGATACTAGTTATAACAATGAATATATAACAATTTAATATGAGTAAAACTAGCTTAAGATTCGTGCAAATGTCTACTTATACCTCACCTGTTATTACAGAGGTTAGAGGTACTGAATGGGTAGGATATGGAGAGGATAATAATTATTATCAGCATTTGATCGATAGATATAATGGATCAGCTACAAACAATGCCTGTATAAATGGTATTAGTCAGATGATCTATGGTAGAGGTCTAGATGCGATTAATCCTACTGCTGAGGAATATGCACAATTTAGAATGTTAATTGATGATGAGTGTATCCAAAAGGTAGCTAGTGATTTAAAGTTATTAGGTAATGCTGCTATCCAGGTTATTTATAATATAGATCATAGTAAGATTGTAGAGATAGAGCATTTTCCTGCTGAGACTTTAAGATCCGGTAAGGCTAATGATGATGGTATTATAGAGTATTATTATTATTTTCCTGATTGGTCCAAGTTTAAGAAGTCGGATAAGCCTACTCCTATAGCTGCTTTTGGTACTAGTAACTCGGGGAGTGAGATATTATTTATTAAGCCTTATAAAGCTGGGTTTTATTACTATGCACCGCCGGATTATCAGGGAGGGCTACAATACGCTGAATTGGAGGAAGAGATATCTAACTATCATTTGAATAATATATTGAATGGTTTGGCTCCTAGTATGCTTATTAACTTCAATAATGGTATACCGGATGAGGATATGCAGGCTCAGATCGAGCAGGATGTACAGAGAAAGTATGGAGGCACTAGTAATGCAGGTAGATTCATTTTAGCTTTTAATGATAAGCCTGAGGAGAGAGCTACTATTGATGCAGTTCAATTATCAGATGCTCATAATCAATATCAATTTTTATCTACTGAGAGTACTACTAAAATTATGTTAGCTCACAGGGTAGTTAGTCCTATGTTATTAGGAATTAAAGATCAAACAGGGTTAGGTAATAATGCAGATGAGTTAAAGACTGCTAGTATCCTTATGGATAACGTAGTTATAAGACCTTTCCAGGACCTTATTATTAAAAACCTTAATAAGATATTAGCCTTTAATGAAGTTAGCTTAAAACTATACTTTAAAACATTACAGCCTTTAGAGTTTACAGACTTAGAGAATGCTATAACTGAGGAGCAAATTATCGAGGAGACAGGAGTAGAGTTAAGTAAAAAAAAAAGCTGTAACCATATAAGCTGCTCTTCCGATAATGAGGTAGCTGAGAAGTTAATAGCTTTAGGAGAGGAGCCTAGTGAGAAGTGGATTTTAGTAGATGAGTTCGATGTAGATTATGATAATGATGATCTAGAGAATGAAATGTTAACTAAGAAAATGGAGTTTGTTAAAACAGGTACAGCTAGACCTAACTCTGTTAGTTCTCAGGATGAGATTATTAATGGAGCTAGATTTATAACTAGATACAAATATGCTGGAGAGATTACTGATAATAGTAGAGAGTTTTGTTTTAAGATGATTAATGCTAATAAGATCTACAGAAAAGAGGATATCTTACAAATGAATGATCAAATAGTAAATGAGACTAGAATTAAAAAAGATGGTAATATCGGCGGACTAGGTCCTAATGGCTCTCCTTTTGTGGATGTCTGGTTATATAAAGGCGGTGCTGCCTGCCATCATAGGTGGAATAAGCAAGTGTATGTTAGCTTTGAGGGAGTTAATATTGATGTTAATAGTCCTAATGCTCAGAGGATAGCAGGATTAAAAGCTGAGCAGTATGGATATGTAGTAAAGAATGAGTCTTTAGTTTCACAGAGACCTATTGATATGCCTAATAAAGCATTTTTAAATTAAAAATATATGATACTATTTGTAACGCCTGAGGATATAAAAAGAAATACCATAATCAATGGTAATATGGATAACAATGAATTTTTACAATTCGTTAAGATTGCACAGCAGATCCATATACAGAACTATTTAGGCACGAAATTATATGATAAAATAACAGAGGATATCGAGAATGATGATCTACCTGCTGACTATCAATTCTTATTGAATGAATATATACAACCTATGCTTATTAACTTTGCTATGGTGGATTATGTACCATTTGCCGGAGTAACTATTAAGAATGGAGGTATATTTAAGCATCGTACTGATACGGGAGATATCCCTAGTAAAGAGGAGATAGATTTCTTAACTCAGAAATATAGAAACTTTGCAGAGTTTTACTCTAGAAGATTTATAGATTATATGGGAATATATGCTAGTCAAAAATACCCTGAGTATTTTACTAATGCTAATGCAGATATGTTTCCGGATACTAAAGCTAATTTTGTGGGATGGGTACTATAAGTAAGTATAAGGTTAAAAAGGAGAACATAGTAAAGCTCCAGAAGTATTTAGAATTAAAAAAATCAAAAGATGGCAAACACGATAGACTGGGGACAAGCGGTAAATAATAACTCGATAGGATTCGGACAGGGTGCTATTAATAACTCTATAGGGTGGGGATCTATTTATGGTAGAAGTTACTCGGGTGAAACTGAAATATTAGGAAACGAAATAGAGGCAGTAATAGATTTCATAGCAAGGGTTGCTGCTGATAGCGGTACGTTTGAGGCAAAACAATGTTTAATTAATATAATAGAAAATATATGAGTTTATTTGATAGTGCATCTTTGGTAGTCACTCCTAATGGTTACAAAGAGGACAAACTTTATTCGATAAAACCCACTGATGGTAGTGGTGATTTGGTAGTAACGAGAGCAACGACTGCTACGAGAGTTAATAGTGCGGGATTGGTTGAGTTAGTGCCTTATAACCTATTGCAATATTCTGAACAGCTTAATGATTCTGTGTGGACTAAATTAAATGTTACAATATCTGCAAATAGTGTTACTGCTCCAAACGGTACTTTAACTGCTGATACTTTAACGAATAGTTCTACAGGTTACGGACTATGGCAAACTTTGGATGTTATTGCAGGAGCAACTTATACATTTAGTTTTTATGTAAAAAAAGGTACAAATACATCATATATTCTTAGCGTAATTGATGCATCTGCTTTTACAAGTATAACTTCTTTAGACTATTCTGCTCAAACATCGTCAACAGAATGGGTTAGAATTGAAAAGACTTTTACAATACCGTCGGGTACTTCTACTATAAGAGTTTACCCTATGAGAGACGGAAGTTCTACAGGTACTGCTTTTTTATGGGGTATGCAATTAGTTACAGGTACTTCAGCAAAAGAATACTTCCCTACAACTGATAGATTAAATGTACCTCGTATTGATTACACTAATGGAAGTTGTCCGAGTATATTGGTAGAGCCACAGAGAACGAATTTATTAACTTATTCAGAGCAATTTGATAACGCTGCTTGGTTAAAATTAGGTATATCTATTACTGCTAATAATACTACTTCTCCCGATGGAACTGCTACTGCTGATTTAGTAACTACAACTAATGCAACTTCTCACGAATTAGCACAGGCAAAACCATTAATCGGAACACATACCTGTTCTTTTTATGTTAAGAAAAATAATTCACAAACTTTTTACATTGCATTGTTCCCTAATGGGTTTGCTTCATATTTTAATTTAAACAACGGTACTGTTTCATCTGTTGTTGGTATTGGTGTTAGTGCTAATATAACAAATGCAGGTAATGGTTGGTATCGATGTTCAATTACTTTTACAAATGTAGGATCTGAAGTTCAATTAGGATTTTTAGATACTGTATATACAGGTGGGGCAGGTAACCCTTGGACTATTTCAACTTCTGTTGGAACAAGTGGTTGGGTATGGGGTGCTCAATTAGAAGCAGGAAGTTATGCTACTTCATACATTCCTACAGTAGCAAGTTCAGTTACTCGTAATGCTGATGTTATTTCTAAAACAGGAATAAGTAGTTTAATTGGTCAAACTGAGGGGACTATATTTGTAGATTTTTATAGAAACAGTCAAGCAGAGTCTATTGGTATTATGTTAGCTAATGCTTTAGGAACTAACAGCTATATGAACTCTATATATTTATTTCAAGTAGCTAATAATTTATTAACTTGTGATTGTTTTGTTTCTAATTCACAACAATTTAGTTTACAATTAGCAGGTGGTTTATCAAATGGTAGGCATAAAATTGCTTTAGCTTACAAGCAAAATGATGCTGTTTTGTATGTTGATGGTGTTCAAATAGATACCGATACGAGTTGTAATATTCCGCCTATGACTTCTATTGATATTTCACAAGAATTTGCGGCTTCAAATTATAAAAATAATACTACTGCACTTTGGAAAACTCGTTTAACTAATGCTGAGTTAGCAACTTTAACAACTATATAATGAATATTTATAAATTAAAATACACAGACAAAGAAACTGCAATAGCTGATTTATTAGCAAAGAAAGTTTATGTAGAAGTAGAAAACCTTGACAAAGAAATTATCTTGTCTTACGGGCAAGGTATACAAGCAATAGTAGAGATAGGTTTAATAGTTTTAGAGAATGGAACTTATGATAGTGACTTTAACGAAATAACTGCACCTGTTTACGCTGATGGTTACCATTACGATGTTATGAGTGAAAACGAAATTGTGTTTGATAATGCTATTGAGGTTAAAAATCCTAAACATACTTTTGCAGGTTATGAAGTTGTTAGCGATTTGATATATCCTTTTGATAAAATAATCAATGAGTAGTAAAGAAAAAATAGATTTATTCCTTAACAAGTGGGTAAGTCGTAAATTAACAGTTTTTGTAGTAGCATCTTTAGGTTTATTCTCAGGTGTTATAACTTCTACTGATTGGGTTATTATTGGAACTTCTTACATTACTATTGAGGGAGTTACTAATATTGTTGAACGTTTAATGAAAGCTAAAAATGTCAATTAACGATTTGAAACTATACGGACTTAACTCACTTGCGATGGCAATTAGCTTTTCTAATGTAGAATCTACGCTAAAAATATTCTTATTGTGTGTGTCTATAATTTATACAATAATGAAAACTATTGAATTGGTAAATAAAAAAAATGATGATGATAAGTAAGAATTTCACGTTAGCTGAATTATGCAATAGTGCTGCTGCTAAGAGATTTGGTATTAATAATAATCCGGATGATAAGGTAATTAAAAACCTAGAGCTATTAGCTAAGAATATATTACAGCCTATTAGAGATCATTTTGATAAAGCTATTCACATAGTATCGGGATATAGATCTCCAGGATTAAATAAGAAAGTTGGAGGAGCTAGTAACTCTCAGCATCTAATTGGTCAGGCTGTAGATATTGATAATGATAATACGGATATCAGTAATGCAGAGATCTTTAATTATATAAAAGAAAACTTAAAATTTGATCAGTTAATATGGGAGTTTGGTAATGATGAGTCTCCAGACTGGGTACACGTTAGCTATAGTGCAAAACCTAGAAAGCAAATATTAAGAGCTTATAAAGATGGATCTAGAACTTTCTATAAAAAAATATAAGTGGATTATAATACTGATTTTAGGGTTAGTTATTTATTTGATCTATAAAGAGATTAAATTACAAAATGATATCAATATATTAGAATCAAATAATAATCGCTTAGAAGTAAAGAAAACAGCCTTAAAAGATAGTTTAAAGGTTATAACTAAGATACAAACTAAATACATAGATAAGATTCGTATAATTAAAGAGAGAGAAGATGAGCAGATTAAAGTTGTTAGTAGTTTTAGTAATGATGAGCTCGAGTGTTTTTTCTCAGATCGATACGACAAAGATAGTATTAAGTAGTAAAATAGCTAGAGAAGTTATTAAGGACCTGATCCGGTATGATAATTTAAAGATCATATCTAAATATCAGGATAGTTTAGTGATTAGTAAGGATAATGAAATATGCGTTTTAAGAGAGTTAAATAGTTTGAGTGATAAGATTATATTGAATCAAACAGAAACTATTAAAAAACTAACTAAAAATAGGCTTAAATTCGATTTAAGAATAGGATCTAATATTACAAAGAGATTCGAGATATATAATACTGCTAGATTAAACTACGGTAAATACTACTTAGGGAGCTATATCTCAATACATAATTATAATAATATCCTGGATTATAGTTATGGTATTAATATAGAATATAAAATTTTTTAAAATTTGACTATATATTAGCTATATAATTAGAATATATAATTAGTATATATATAATTATTATACTAGTATAATTAGTATATTTATATAATTAGTATTATATAGTAATTACATTATATATAATGATTTTTTTTTAATTAAAAAACAAAAATATAACTAGTTATTAAAAAGTTATTAGCATAATTGTATTAGATTTTTTGTTATATTTGTAGAATGAAAACTAAAAGAAAGTCGTTAATAGATAAGCTCGATAAGGAGTTTTCTATTTATATCCGGAATAGAGATGCTAAGGGAGGTATCGCTGAGTGTATTACTTGCGGAGTTAGAAAGGAAGTTAAGCAATTACAATGCGGTCACTTTATGAGTAGAAAACATTACTCTACTAGATGGGATGAGGTTAATTGCCAGGTCCAATGTTATACTTGTAATGTAATGAGATATGGGGAGCAGTATAAGTTTGGATTGTATTTGAATAGTAATTATGTATCGGATATGGCTGAGCAATTATTAAACAAATCTAGAGAGACAGTTAAGTTAGCAGATTGGGAATTGGAGGAGATGATAGAAAATTATAAAATAAAGAATAAAAAATTAGGATTATAAAAATATAGTTGTATCTTTGCTTAGTTCTGTTCTAGTTTTATAGCTAGTGTTTTCTTTTAGTATTAAAAATGGTAGTTATTAATTTAGCTGCCATTTTTTTTTATCTTATAAAGTCCTTATTTTTAAAGGGATAGAGATATATATATAATTTTTTTTTAAATTTTTCTATTAATTTATTTTTTTTATTAAAAAAGTTTTTATAATTTTGGTCTATTAATAATTTAAAACACTAAAAAATGGAAACAAGAGATGAGCACTTAGAGTTTTTACTATACAGGGTAGAGGCTATGAGTAAAGAGATCGAGAGATTAAAGTTAGAAAACTTAATCCTATCTAACAAATTAGAGTATTACGATAATCGTAATGAAGTATTAACATTAAACTATAATTATTTAAGCTATGGAAACTAGTCAAATTAAGCACGTAGAGCCGAGTGGTCTATGGAATGGAATGAACAAATTTAAAGTATCGCTGTCAAATGGTAAGGTACTAACCTTTTTTGCTAAAGGAGAGTTTACAGCTAAAGCTCCGGATACGATTAATTATGAGATCACAAATGAGCAGTATGGTAATGCTAAACTATTAAGAGCTGAGACTAAAAAATATGAGGCAAAACCTCAGGATACTCAGACTAGTATTATTAGACAGACTTGTTTAAAAGCATCTGCTGAGTTTAATGCTCAGAGATCAGTAGATATCCAGGACTTATTAACGGATGCTGAGATAATGTATAATTGGGTAATAAATAATTAAGATGGAAAATATATTAGTAAATGGATTAATTCCTAAGAAAGCGAAACACGATTTTATTGTAACTAATTTGCACTTAAACGTAGCAGAGTTTAGTAATTTTTTAATAGAGCATAAGGATTATATCGCTCAGAATAATGGATGGTTAACTATAGATATTTTAAAGTCTAAAAAAGATCCTGATAAGTTTTATGGTAAGTTTACGAAATTAGATAAAAGACCTGAGGTAAATTCTAATAACCATATGCCTGATAGAGATAGTTTTAAGAAACCGGTAGCTGTAGAGAACGACCTACCATTTTAAATTAATTAGGGTAGCTGTGTAGGTTACCCTATTTTTTTTTATATATTTGAAAATAAATTAAAACTAAAAGAAAAAATGCTAGTAGAAATAGAACAACAGATCGAGATTTTAAGACAGGTTAAAGCAGGCAACATAAGAGAGGGATTAAAATTAGATATCCCTGAGATAGATGAGTACTTTAGATTTAAGCCTACGAATTTAAATTTTATATTAGGACACGCAAACGTAGGTAAGACTTCGGTTATTATGTATTTTATGTTATGTTATTCTAAGAAATATGATCTTAAATGGTTAGTGTATACTTCGGAGAATGAAACGTATGGAGTGATCCGTAGATTAGTAGAGTATCTTTGTGAGAAACCGATACAGCATATAGATGAGTTTGATTTCAATTACCAGGTATCCTGGATTAATGAGCACTTTAAATTCATAGCTACGGACCGAGTATATACTTATAAGGAGTTATTAGAATTGGGTAAGAATGTAAAAGATGCGTGGCATTATGATGGTATTTTATTAGATCCATATAATTCAATAGCTAAGGATTCTAACGTATTAAAAAACTCTGGAGGGAATTCTCACGATTACGATTATTTTGCTACTAGTGAAATGAGAATATTCTGTAAGGTTAATAAGGTTGCGATGTGGGTATGTGGACACCCTAGTACTGAGAGTATAAGAAAGGTACATAGAGATGGGCATCAATATGCAGGACACCCGATGCCGCCTAATAGCTCAGATATTGAGGGAGGAGGGAAGTTTGTTAATCGATGTGATGATTTTATGGTAATACATAGATATATCTACCACCCTACCGAGTATATGAAGACTCAGATATATATGAGAAAGGTTAAGGAGATAGAGACCGGAGGTAGACCTAACTCTATAGATAGCCCAATAGAGATGAGAGCTATGAAAAATAATGTAGGTTATGAGATAGGAGGCAAGAGTATATTAAAACTAATTGAGGAGATAGACGCTCCATTTTAGAAATGAAAATATCTATTAACGCATATGGTAAGAAGTACATAGTAGAGAGTACTAAGTTAGATTTAAAGGATGGATTCGAGATGATTAAATTAATATTAAAAGAAATAAAAGAAAATGAAAAAAAATAAATTAACTCCTTATCAGAGGATCAGAAAGGTAATAGGTTTTTATTATAGAAGAGGATGTAATAAAGAATCAGTAAACACTATTTATAAACAAATACTAAAACAAAAATACAAATGAAACTACAATTAGAAAACTACGGATACAAGTACATAGTTGAAACAATACACGACGATGGAGTAACGCTTGACGAATATCTACAACTTTTTAAAGGTTTATTAATACAAGCAACCTTTAACGAGCAACAATTTAAAAGAGCTATTATAGAATTAGCTGATGAACTAAAAGAAGAATAAGATGCCTGATATAACAATGTGTACCGGAAAGAATTGCGATTTAGCAACTACCTGTTATAGATACAAAGCAGAGCCAAGTAAATACAGACAGTCTTACTTTGTTGATGCACCTATTGAAGATGGTCAATGTGATTATTATTGGGAAGTAAATAGTGGAAAAAACTTGACAAATATAGACTTATAATGGAAAATAAAACAGAGTTAACAGACAAACAGATTAGCGAGATGCTAACTCATAAACTAATAACTAGCGTAATGACAGCTCAGATATTGAATAATCAGTTACACGATTTAACTGTAGCCGGATTATTTAAGCAAAGGGATAAGATGATAATTACCAATGCTAAAAACGTATTACTAAGTATCGAGTCTAAGCATTATGATAGATTCTGGGATGAGAAACAAAAAGAGACTTCTGAGATATACCAAACTTATGAGCTGTTTTTAAATTTAATGTCAGTAGTACCGATCTATGATGTAGAAAATATCCTATATTTATATGATCTATATAAAAATCATAGAGAGGAGTTAGATGAATTAATCAATAAAATCAATAAAGATGAATGTTTACCTGATCAAAATTAGAGGTTTTGCTTTTGGAGTAATAAAGTATAAGCCGAGTTATGAGTATGATGATGTATTCCCGGATGATGAGTTTACGGAATGGGATATTATGTTAGGGTTTTTTTCTATTAAGATATTATGTTAGAACTAT